GTGAACTAGGTACTTTAAAAGTTACTTTTATTGTCCTATTACTACCACTTGAATTTGCTTGTGCTTGTGTTAGTAAAGGGAATATGGGTTCAAATCCACCTGCACCATCTGATATATTAGTAGTAACAGATTTAATTTCTAAAAATGTTTCTGTAAAATTTACAGCACCTGTACTTAATGTATGTAATATTACACTATTAGAAGAATATTGAATTACACCATTTCTACCTACTCTAAAACCATCAAACCCTATAAATGGGTCACCTTCATTTGTTGCAGTACATTCTAAAGAAATAGTACCACTTGATCTCTGTACAAATTGATGGTCACAGTCTACATCTGTAGTACCTGAACCATAGTTACTATATCCTAATGGTACATGAAATTTAAAGGTTAAAACTACTGTTCTATCTGCACCACTACTATAAGCTAGGTGTGTTATTTGGTCAGCCCTTGAAAGTACACTTTGTCCTGCAGGACTTGCAGTGGAACTATTGATAGATTTTATTACTATATCTTGTAAGTCACCTCCATCTCTATCAGGTGGTATTAATGCACCAGTAGGGTCAAGTATACCATTTCTAAGGTTTGCAACATTACAGTCAAAGTCATTTGAACATACTGAACTTACAGTAAAAGTATTACTATCTGTAAAACAAGCATCTGTAGCATTGAAAGCCCTTATATAAAAAGTAGCACTTATACAAGTGTTAGAAGTTGATATTGTAAGGGTGGCAGTTCTAGTTGTATCTGAAAGTGTAGTAGTAAAAGCATTACTGCCAACTGTTTTTATTTCATATCTTTTAAATGCTGCACCTGAACTTCCCAAAGTAAAAAATGAACCCAAACTTATAGTGTTACCTGATGATACATTTGTAAGGTTACCAATAGGTGAACCTGTACTAAAAACTAACATATTATTATTACTTGAAGCATCACAAGTTGTTGGGGCTAGCTGTAAAAATGTTACATCACAGTCTATTGTATTTCCTGAATTTGTATAACCAGTAGAAGGTATTTTTATAGTATATGTAACAGTTCTTGATGCATTACTGTCACCAACATTTAAAACACTAAAACCTGTGTGTGATCTTGCTATTATTGTACCAAATTGTGGTACAGGTTCAGTTATGTTACCATTACTTGCTACTGAAAACCCCTGTAAATTTGCTGTTGTACAAGTAAATGTTTCAGTTGTTGTTGGCTCAGTAGCTGTGAAATAAAATGGGCTTCTTGAATTTATTTTTGTACTCATTTTTCTAAACTAAATTTTAAAAAATCTTCTACTTCTAGTGCAAAAGCATTTATTACATCATCAGGTAGTTTCCTAAATTCTTTTTCAAAGGGTTTTGTAAAAAACAAACTTGGTTTTAATCCTTTATTCCATATTGACCTAGTAATAAGAAAAGCAGTAGAATTGTAACTTAAAAATCTTTTTGTTTCTTTATCTTGAAATTGAAATCTTTTACTTTTGACCCAATTTTTTATACCTTCTGTAAGCCCACCTTTTTTACCTTTACCACTACCAAATTTTGCTAGTGTACCATACCTTGCTATTTCAGGGTAGGTACTTGTTTTACCTTTTACACCCCTGTCTTGATAGTACCCATATTCTTCCATTAAGAAAGATAAACTAAAACTATTAGGAAATACTTTTAATTCTGATTTTAAACTGTTAGATAGTTTACCACCCACATTTTTCTTTTGTGTTTTAAGCTGCTTTTTACTACCATCAATAACCTGCTTTCTAAATCTGTCTAAAACATTCTGTAATTTACCCCCTTTTGTTAGCATACTGTCATATCATTTTGTACAATTATATCTAGTGTAGCTACCCATCCTGCTAATTTACTTTCAAACCTGTCTACAAATGGCTCACACCCTACCTGTCCTTCTACTTGGTAACCATCTGTATATAAATCACCTCTTTGTAATAGTGCTATCAATCTATTTAGTATAGATAGTTGGGTGTTTAATACATCTTGTTCATTATCATTACCTACAAATATATCTGTTGTTGCTTTTTTACTCTCATCTACAATATCCATAGCAAGCACACTTACATTAAATGTTAAAGTGTTTGTGGCAACATTACAATTATTCACTATAATGTGTGACAAAGGAAATATATTTTGTTTATTTAAATCTACATCATCTAAACTGCCATGACTGACTGTGTTGCAAAATGGCTCTGCTAACAGTTTAGTTTTTATTTTGTCCAGTACATCATAAAACTTTGTCATCTTTGTTTACTTTTTATTCTTTGCATTTCAATTTGTGTTTTTTCTTTTTCAAAAGCTAAAAACATTAGGCATTGGTGTACATTTAATTTAGTGATACTGTCATATTTGGAAACATCCCCTTTAGAAAGTCCATAGATGCTTGAATACCATCCCCACTTTCTTGCAAAACCCTGTGTGCTTCCATATTGTTGTTCATTGTTTCCTTCTTCAAATAGTTCAGGGTAGTTTGTAGCAATTCCTTTTTTAAATTCCAAAAAAAAACCATAGAACCCATTACTACTTGTAAAGGCATTTGTTTTAATTTGTTGCTATCTTCTGTGCCATCATATTCTTTTATCTTGTACCTATCACCTTTTTTGTGTATTACAGGTCTATATAGAACTGCCATAGCTTTGTGCATAGTTTCCCAGTCACTCATGTTTTCATCTAGGTCTATATACTCA